GTGAATAAATGATTGTTGAATAAAATAATAAACGATAAGATAAAGTTTATTGAAATTATAGGATTGGATCTATACACTCAACGTAGTACAGATCCTTCTTATCAACGTATTGTAAACGATCACTTTTAAGGAACTGGTAGAGTTGGTCGACATCGCCAGTGGTAATTTTCATACCATGATCGTTGTAATATTTAGTTGCATAGTAAAGCCCCTGCTGATAACTTTCAGGTGTTAATACAGTTGAGACGGCGTCCTTAATGTTGATGCGAGTTAACTCGAAGTCCTCGACATCTGTGTATATTTTCGATATATATCTAGCGGTGCGTCGTATAACATCAGGAAAAAACCCTCCTGGATATATTATGTTACAAATAAACTCTGTAGGATTCGAGAAATCTTCCTTCAATTTGAAACCAAACACATTCTGCAAGTCCTCTTCAAGCCTGTTATATCCAGGACAGTCAACTGCAACTACATCACGTATTTTCAACCTTCTTATGGCGTCTACATTGAAATAAGAATCATCACCTTTAGTCGCGTCAACACGGCAATTAGTAATCTCGTAACATGCTCCATTAGCTCCTTTTGTGAGTTTTGTGTTTCCGTGGATGGTGTCTGGTGAACCCGAATGTTGTAACAACACATTATCCACCACGGATGACGTTTCATCTTTAATGCGTTGTGTCCAATGGATGTATGCATTCCAAAATCGTGCAACGATAGCCTTAGGGAATCCCATCTTCTGCATATCATAAGCTTTCCACATATTACAAACCAGTGAGTGGGACACATCATGTTGCTCGAAATCCGTGGCACCGTTTACTTTACCTCGGCCAAATTCAACGTGCGCTGCCGCGATCTCAGCCCCTATTTCCTTGTCAGATTTTCCAACGGCAATAATAACCTTGCATCCTTTCTTTGATGGTATTTGTATAAGCTTCAACATCATATGCCTGGTGTAAGCGGCGAAGACTAAATTCATCCTTTTGTCCCATGCAGAAACACCTTGACCGTTCTTCTGCTTAGTGCTAATATTATCAATATAACCTGGTTGCAACCCAAATATATTCTCCACTCCAAACGCTTTGAGTATTTTCCCATCCAATTGTGTGCATGGTGAAATCGGTTTACTCATATACTTCGGTTGTCTCTTCATAAAGAAATCGATAGATAACTTGACGTCTTCATACAATGTATTCAGATCAGCAAAAACCTTGGGCGTTAACTTCTCCTGCAATGATTTAACGTATTCACACATATGAAACTGCAATTCTTCAAATGTTGGCT